TTGACACATCCACAGAGATGAAATATGTTCTATCTTTATTTGGTCGTTCAAATACATCTAAATTTGCATGAGATTGTATTGGGTCAACATAAGGTAGAACTTTTAATTTTGCAGGACTAATAAGTGTATTAATCGAACCTAAAAATTCACATTCAAATTCTACGTTAAATTGTTCTTGTGAAGTGTTTCGTATCGTTTCCTCTTTCCATTCCTCATCACGGCCGGGCACCTCTGACCAGTGAACCTCGATTGGCACATAACCATTCTTGTCACTTTGAGCATCAGTCCATAATTTATAGAACATGTTCATACCATGTGGAGTAGATACGATTAACATTTTTGTATTTTTACCAGATGAAATCGTAGGATAAACTGAACTAAAAAACTGCTCTGCAATATTTGTTGGTACGAAAGCAAACTCGTCAAGGAATATGATATTATAAGAACCACCACGAATTGCACTTGATGAAGTTGATGCAGCTATAATACTTGAACCATTTTCTAAGTCAATATTACCCTTGTTCCAAGCAATAATACCCTGTTGCATCCATTTAGGTAAATTTTCATATGCAAGTTGTAGTCGCCCCAGTATATCTCTAGCTGTTGATGATTTGTTTGCAAGTATCGCAACATTTACATTTTGATTGAACAAAACATAATGAAGTAAATAAGATACAATCGTGGTTGATTTACCTGACTGTCTAGGAAGTTTACAAATGGTAAAACGATTATCGTGAAATGTATTGACCATCTTTTCTTGAAAGTCATACAATTCAAATGGAACTAGACCTCTATCTAGTGAGACAATCTGAACATAATTTTTTATAAAGTGTACAGGGTCACCCATACACTTGGCATATTCAATTAACTGTTCCTCAGTAAAATTTTGAGGAACATTAGGTTTTTTAAGTAACGGATTACCTAGATACTGATTGTCATTCGCCCCCATCAACCTTACCCTTTAACATTTTTTGTAGTTCAGCTGTTGAGCCTACAAACAGGGCATTGGTAACATTCTTGGGAGCACTATTGGGAACTTCTTTCAGTTGTTTCATTCTAGTCTGTAGTTGACCAAGTTTTTCTGTCACCTCTGCCACTTGTTTAATTAAATTACCAGCGACTTCATAACTTCTTGGGTGCTCTGATTCTCGTGCAACTTCCAATATACCTTCAATTGCATCCGACCCACGTTCAATTAAATTATAAAAGTTTTGTCGTTGATACTCATAATCGGTATCAACATCTTCTTCACCTTTTTTAATTACAGGCGTTGATGGTTTACGAGGAAGCAACTCCTGTTCTTGACTCTCAACACCTAAAGCATCATCAATTGATTTTGTACTCATTGATCTGTGCCACTAGTCTCATCAAAGTTTTTAGCATCTTGGAAAAAAGATGAGGTCTCACTAAATCCAAAATCATCATCTGCGTCTGCACTTACTGGATTTGGAGTGACAGTATATCTTTGTTCTCTTGATGGAAGTTTATCAGGTAAATCTGTATATTGATCGACTTGGACTTTCTTAATAACAGAACTTGCAGTAACAGGCCCATACAAGTAAAACTTTGCAGTGAAACTTAGTGTGTACATAATTGCACGCCGTTCTGCAAAATCACCTTGATAGTTATCTTCATAATCAATACTATTAAGAACAATAGGTACATCTCGTTTAATACCCATGTCTGCCATATCATTGACTGTTAGTGTATAGTCTGGTTGAAAGAAAGGAAGTATTTGTTCAACAATTTGTAAAGCATCATCAGACTGTTTTGCCATGGCATATAATTGTATGTCTAAGTTATATGGTACAGGCATAAATTGTGTGTCAAGTTTATCTGCATCTGTTGAACTTGACTTCACCTTCTTAAACTTTTGTACACGATTTAACTTACGAGTTGCGTCATACGATAAATTTTGTATTTCAAAACCAAGTCTTGGAAGTGTAATTGAAACCTTACTATCTAGACTAGCATCTTGATCTAATCGAACTAAAAACTTTTGTTTTGGGCCATACGCCAAAGGAACTTTCATACTTTGTGTGATAGCACCACTATTGTTTTTACGAACAATGTGAATGTCATTAAACATTGTACCAAAAGATACGATAATTTTACGAATAGTTTCGTGATAAAATTGATCACCTAACATTATGAGCTACTCCCTACATCCCCAAATGGATTTGATTCTGAAAAATCTAACACTGTATCATCTGCACCTTCAAAGAACTCATTCTGTGCAGTCTTATCTGTGCTTCTGTCACCTATTATATAGTCCTCTTGTATTATATATGATGCATCACCACTGTCTGCATCACTTTCAAGTAGTATACTTTCACCAGCAGATGTATCATCATCTTCAAAGATGATAAAGTCACCACTACCATCTTCATTTAATAACAAACCCTCAGATAATCTAATTCTTTCGTTGTATACACCTGACTGTTCAAGAGTAATCTGATGTTGTAGTGAATCAATACTTAACTCATCTTCAACAACATCAATTTCAGTGACACCAGTATCAAGTGTTTCTGAACTATATTCAAACTGTCTACACTTTAATTTAAAAACAGGATTATTATCTAACTGATGAAATGGCTCATCATGGTCTACAAAATAAATTTCAAATATTTTATTTACAATTGGATGATAAACTAAATCACCTTCTTGTGGTCTGTCAGCATTTGTGGCAGTGTCCTCTGAACGTAAGTACGCTTCCTCAAAAGACGCAGAGATATTAGTTGTCGTTGTTGATGTAATTGTACCATCTTCTAAAAGTATAGAACCAGACGTTGTATCTGTTGCTGTCTCAATGGATATTTGATGTTGTATATCTTGAAAACGTGTCTTATTGACCACAAAAGTAATTTCATTACGATTTTCTAATCCAAACTGTGATAGTATTTCTTTGTCACCCTGATAACCACCCTCAGAGTCCTCAACATACATTTCAATTTTTGCTTGCTCTGTAAACTGTGATAGGGAGTCCTCACCTAATACATCATCAAGTGCAATGAGTGTACGATCAACATAGTGAACATCATGACCATATATTTGTATTGCTTCTTTAACTAAATCTGCATAGAGATTTTGTTCACTAGCAAGAGCTGCAACATTATTTGTATGAAACGCAGTATTGACGGCCATAGAGTTATCCTCTCATCAAGTCAACTGGTGTCTCAAACTGTAGTTGAATTTGTTCTTCAAGTCTTTGAATTTCTTCAATTGCTTGACTATAGATTTGCTCTCCGTTCATGGTGACACCACCTAACATTGCTACACCATTAAACTTTGATAAGTTTGCACCCCATTGTCTTTTAATAAGTGCAGTTGCATATCTCTTTAAATAAATGTCATCAAAAATATCAGTATAAGATGCTGGGTCTAATTTACGATAACATTCAATAACTAGGAACTCACCCGCTGTAATATCATTTGTCCAATCCATATCAATGTATAAACGATTTTGATGTTGATTAAATCGAATTGGTTTTTCACCAACTAAAAGATGAGAAAGAAAATCTAAATGACGTTGTGTCATTTCATAGTGAATGATAGAGGTTGATGAGAAGTCATATAAATCATTCAATCGCAACTGGTATCGTAAATCAAACATATTGTTTGTCGCCTGATCATCAAAAGAAAATACTTGAACCACAGATACGACTGTATCGGGAACTGGTATAAAACCTTTACCTTCTAACCAGTTTGCAGTAATCGTGCCATCAAGTTTATCTGTTGCAGTTGTCGTAGTATTTTGTAATGCACGAGTGAGCTCATCAGCGGTAATTTGATGTTTTAAATACATACGTTCAACACCATCATAGTGATATTGAGCAAAGTATTGAAGTGCTTCATCTAAACGATCATCTACTTGGTCATCTGATACGTTGATGTCAATGACACCAAAACCTAGAGCTCGTAGACAATATGTTTTAAGAGTAGCTTTTGAACTTGGTATGGCCATGTGTAATTACCTTCATTTTTCTAGTATTTATAAAATAAAAAGGGAGTCTAAAAAGACTCCCTTTATTATCGACACATATGTGTTTAGTGATTAAGCGTAACCAGCGACTTTATTCATCTCTCTGGCAATCTTTAATTCACCTTCTGATGCCATCTCATTATCCCACTTTAACATTTTATCATTCATGTATTTGTGAAACACTGGTGGAATCATTGCAAGAGCAAATAGTGTGAAGTAACCACTACCGCAGTTTGGTGAACCCACTTCGTCTAACTCCCAGAAGTGTGTCTCACCACGATCATGGTGATCACCTTGACGACCAATCTCAATGAAGAACCAACTTGTAAATGCAGTTGAGTTATCCCATGAGTGACGATAGTCAATTGGTTGACCCTTTTCACGAATTAGACCATAGTGCTCTAAGTAGTTGAGTGCTTCTAACTCAAAGTTTGAAATGAACCACACGATTGCCAAACAACCGATTCCAATCCAACCACCTGCAAAGAAGAACAATGCTACTGTTGGTAGTGACATTAGATAACCACGAATCCAACGATTATCCCATGATAGGAAAGGTTTACCTAAACGATTTAGACGTTGTTTCTCCATTTGGAATAGGAACTTAGACTGTCCTAAACCTGATAATGGATAGTGTGCCCAGAGACTACGACCACGAGGTGATGTTGCTGGGTCGTCTTGATGTCCTAATTCTAGGTGATGATTGTAAACGTGTGCATAACAGAAGTGTGCTTTACCTGATAATGCCATCATCATACGAGCAATTGAAAAACTGAAACCCTTTGTGTGTGCCAGTTCATGTCCGTAGATAATACCGATACCAGCAAAGATACCTGTTGAAATAGCTGCACCGATTAGTTGTGCCCCAGTAATACCTTCTTGGATTGTCATACCCAGTAGAGTTCCCTCACTGATTGGTACACCAGTTGTGTATTGCCAGATACGCCATGCAAGTGTAATTTGTAGTCT